CGCCTAGAATGGCAAAATAGAAAGGATAGAAGGCATATGGAATTTAAGAAGGAAGATTTAGATAAGAAAGCATGTGATACAATTTATGGATGTACTATTAAAATAACATGGAGGCAGTTTATAAAAGCATGGACAAAACTTATTTATAAAGATTGTATTTTAACAAATGAAGAAATAGAAGGATGGACAGACGATCAATATAATAGAGAAGTGTCTTTTATCTATGGTGTTTATAAGGAAAGTAAGAAACGAAGAAAGTATGCATGAAACAATTCTTTCATTTGCTTTTGTCGAATAATAATATACGATTATTTTAAAATTCTTTATAAAAAGCATTGACATCCATAGACATATGTAGTAATATGTATACATAAGATAAATCAAATTCAAGGAGGTCAATAAAATGAAGATAGGTGAAGCTGCAAAGATTATAGGTGTATCAGTTAAGACATTACAAAGATGGGATGAAGAAGGGGTGTTTAAAGCTCTTAGAAATCCAAAGAACCAAAGATACTATACAGAAGATCAAATAAAAAACTTTGCTAGACCAACAGAACCAGACGGATATGCAATTGATGTTGTAAACGCAATACAGGAGATTAAACAAGCGTATGCACTATTAGAAGCAACAAACAGACTTGATGTTGAGAATATCAGAGTTCATATATTTGCAGATACTTTCTTTTACAATACGGGCTATGATTTCAAAAGAACCACATATGATGTTGATTTTTCATCAAGAGAAAAGCATACTGATTTAACGGTTTATGAAACAAGAAATAATACTGGTAGCCGTTTATTCGTAACATTCGTAGATGAACACAGTGAAGTTTTTGAAAACGAAATTAAACAACATATGAAAAAGATTGAATGTAAGGTTGGAATTATTGTAAACAAAATGCAATGGAAAGTTATCATTGACAAAGATAAGTATGAATTAAATTTCTCAGGAACAGTTGATGAAGAAGTGTTTTCAAAGTTATCACGTGATAATATTGATAGGTTGTATAGAAGTAACAAATAGAAAGGATGGTAATATAAAATGAAAGAGATGGAGTTTGGTTATTGTGATACTGATTATGATAATAGAAATAAAAATGATGATTATTTTGACTTAGTAATTTTTACAACAACTACAAATCAAGAATATATTGAAAAAGCAAAATCAACAGAAGATTTAGAATTCTATGATAATGCATTTTATATTATGGTTTCATATAACCGGAAAACAAAAAGAATGCATATATCAGATACAGAATTATGTTATATAACTAATGATGGAGACTTAAAATCAATAGCAAAAATTAAAGATAAAGAAGATTTAAAAGAGATTAAAGAGTATTTAAGAGAAAGGCTACAAGAACTAGTATAGATGATTAGTAAAGTATATAACTAATTATAATAAACAAAAACAGAAAGGTTAAACAGGCGAAAAAATGGCAAAGGGAATGAACTTAGACGAATTTAGAAATGCATTATCAAGTGATGCAACTATCGAAAACGAAACATTACAAAAAGAAATTAGACAGTTAAGAGATATTACTTCAGAACAGATTAAAGAATTAACAGAAGAGAAAGAGACATATAAAGATCAGTGTAGAGCGTTAGGCAATAGGTGTTTTATGTTTACTCAAGGTTCAATGTGTTTAAATTGTAATATAGAATCATGTGAACATTTACCTAGCAGAGAAGATGTAATGGCTGCTGTTGAATATATGATTAAAAATAATATGCCGAGAAATGAAGAAACCAGAGAACGAGTTGATAATTTTCTTTTAAGACGCAAGTCAAAATAGCATATAAAATACTTATTTTATCAAAAAGGAGAATTATATGTAGAAAAAGAAAGAATGTGAATGGTGTAAACATATTACAAATTTTTATCATATAGACAAATGCCCAAAATGCGGAACTAAAATTAAAAGAGATAAATAAATTGCTGAATTGAAAGGAAAATAGTATGGAAGATAGACTTATATTATTTAATAGGGCGTCTACACTAGTTAATGAATATGAAACAGACGGTACTGGCAATAATTTAACAGAAGCCATGTATGATTGCTTAAATGGATATATTAGATTATTTAACCAAGAAATAGAACAACTCAATAAATTAAATTGTATAGTTGATTTATGTAAAAGCAGATGAACTCGGAAATCTATAGACAATAATAAACGCAAACAGGAGGAAATAACAATGTTTGGACTAGCAATATTTATTTTAATATGTAGTTTAGTATACGAGCATTACGATAACAAAGTATTATATCCAAAACGTAAAGCAGATTATGATAAAAGAAAAAGGGAGATGGGATTGAAATGAGTTATATTAAATTATCGGAAATTGAGAAACATAAAAAATTTCAATTGGCTACTATTGCCGGATATAAAATCGAAGAAGATAAAGAAACTCGACGCTGTAAAATATGATGGTGCATATAATTATATTGATAATAATTTTAGAAATATTGACGAAGTGCTATTATTAATCAAAAATGATTTGATGCAGAAAGGTTTTGTTGTTGCAAGTTAATCGGCTTATAGACATTATTCTATTGGCAATGTTATAATTAGAAAGGGTGAATAAATATGGGATTAGCACAGGTTAAACAGGAAGAAAAAATAAATGATAATGTATATGATTTTTCTACAGGTGAAAAGAAAGTAGATAAAAAACCAGAAGTTAAAGAACCAGAAATCAAGCTAAAGAAAGACGGAACTCCTAAAAAAATAGTTAATAACCGCAACAATGACGATAGGACGGTATTCCCATTCAAAGATATTAATGTTATAGTAAAAATAAAACAACACTTACAGTATAAAATAGACAATGAGCCAAGATCAGATAGAAGACTATCATATGGAAGAGATTTAATGATGTTTTGCTGCGGAATTAATATAGGACTAAGAGTATCTGACTTATTAAAATTACAGTGGAAAGACATATTTAATTCAGATATGAAAACATTTAGAGTTTATGATAGGAAAAAAGAAAAGAAGACTCAAAAAGGAAGAACAATGTTTTTTAATGATGCATTTAAGCAAGCAATAATGGCATATATTGAAAGATTTAATCCTGATATTGCACCAGAAGGTTATTTATTTACTAGTAGAAATAATAGGAATAAACCTATATGCAGTTCTACAGTAGACAAAATTATAAACAGTTTTGTTAAAGCCTGCAATATTGAAGGTAATTACAGCACTCATTCATTAAGAAAAACATTCGCCTATCATATATACAAACAGACTAATAATTTGGCTTTGGTGCAGGAATTGTTAAATCACAGTAGCATGGCAGTAACAAGACGTTATTTGGGGCTAGTAGACGAAGAATTACAAAGAGCATATGATGGGTTGAATTTAGGGATATAGTTAATAGTGGCGATTAAACGGAGGATTAATTAAATGGGTTTATTAGGAAGTATAGCAGGTATATTATTGATGGGTGGATTAGATAATCATAATGTTAATCAAAAGATAAAACAAATGGATGAAGATCATAATTGTACAATTAAAACTGACAAGTGGTATAGGGAACATAATACTACACCGGAAGAGCAAGAAAAGTTGAGACTGAGAGAATCTATGATATATAGAAAAGAACATGGAATGACGTATTATTTGAGTGATGATGATTATAGGTTGAAATGAATAAATCAGAGATTTTATAAGGAATGGAGGTAAGTATGAAAGTATCAAAAGATATTCAATATAAAATGCACAAAGCAGCTAGACTGCACTCAGAAGCAAATAAATTAATGGAAGATGTAAATGATTATTTTGAAAAGAATGGAATAGATGAAGATGTATTGAGATGTGGGAATGGAATATCGCTAGAAGAGGTTGAACTTGGAAACGATATAGTGGATGAATTTGTGTCATGGGCAGAAAATGATTTTGAATTATAGAAACACAACCAAAAACGATTTTGATTGGAAGATTGGAGGATAAAGATTATGTATTTATTAGGATTATATTTGGCAACATGTCTAATATCAATAGGAATGTTTATATACAATATAATAATTGATTTTAATAATATAAACAAAACCAAATTTCATGTCACAATAATAACAATTCTAATTGTATCGTGTATACCAGTAATTAACTTATGTTATATAATACCAGCAATGATTAATGGTGGAAAAATTGATATCAATAAAATGATAGAATAGCACTTAAAGCTTAAATTTTATTACCTCTCGAAAGGAGTAGAACAATGAATAAGAGACAAAGAAAAAAGATGATTAATAAATTATGTATTAAATATCAAGATGGATGTGGAATAATGCTAAATCTTCGTAGCCCAAGTATTAACGTATCACAAGTAAAATTAAGAGATCCATTTTTTCATTACTATAGTCAAGGAATTGATTTTCCAGTAGATATGTTTTATGGCAAAGCGGTTATGTAGGCAACCAAACGAGAATTTGAAGTTCTTTCTTATGAGGAGGATATAAATGAATAATCAAAATGATGCATTAATAAATATAGAAAATTTTTTTAAGTCAGATAAAAAATGTATGTTAATTACAGGAACTAATCAATTTAAAAAACATTTACTTGTTATGTATGTTATTAATAAGTATTATAAAAACGCAAATGTGTTACTTAGGACTAATGTTATGGAAAATCTGACTAATCCTAACTACATAGGAAAATTTATTGATAGAAAACCCAAAATTGGAGAACAGTTTAAAATAGAAAATAATTATTATAGTGTAGATACTTTTCAACAAGGTTCATGGTGGAAAACAGATGACGATTATGATATTGCTATAGTGTATCCAATGGATGCGATATTAAGAAGTATTATAAAAACAGACTGTATTTCTAATCTATTTAATGATAAATACATTAATAAAATATTTTTAGTTACGTGTACAGATTATAAAACAGATCACTATTCTACAATTGAACAATATATTGATACAAGAAATATTTATGATGCCGAAGAGGAAGATATTCGTTACCATAAAAGAGTATTGGGACTAGAAGATTAAGGCAAACAAAACTAGATATTTATATGGAAAGGAGAATGCATATGTCGCTAACAAGTAAGGTTATTAATATAGGTAGTAAGAAAAGATTTGATAATTTTTTAGTAGAATACAAGAACTATTCATATGACGAATTAAATGAATGGAGAAAAGGATTGAGTGCTGATATATACTTTGGAACCAATACTAGATACGACAAACAAATACTTAGTTTGGCAGAAGCCGAAATCGAAGAACGAAAAATACGGTTAAGTATTTAAAACATGAATTTGATTTAGCCTTGGGAGGTGTTAATGATAGAAACCAAATTTATAATCATAGAAAAGAATGGGAATAAGTACAGAAAGAATAGAAACACAACAGGCAATTGTATTCATTATTCAGAATTAAAATGTGTATGTTGCAATCCAGAGTGTACTTATAATTGTAGTATAGATGATGAATTAGAAGAAGAATTAGAAAATGATATGTTTGAAGTGATTGGAAATATGTAAAAGGAAACCAAATAAACGATTGATTTGGATAAACAGAAAGGATTAATTATGGAGAAGAAAGATTTTAAAATAGGTCAAATAGTATATCTTAAAATAGTTGAAGGCAGTAACGCTGCAAGAAGAATTAATAAATCAAACACGGAAGAATGGATTAAAGAAAAAATAGTTACAAAGATAGGGAATAAATTCATTTCTGTTGCTAATGCAGATGACGACAGATATGGAGAAGAAAAATTTGATATGACAAATAATTTTAGTCATTATTATACATGTGGCGGTCAAGATTATGAATTGTATTTATCAAGAGAAGATATTTTAAATGACATACAAAGTGAAAAATTATATTCTGAAATTCAAAGTAAATTCTCAGGATGGAAAAACAAAAGAAAATATAGTTTAGAACAGCTACAATCCATTGCACAAATTATAAATAGCTGATAAATGAATCAATTTATAGGGTTTTTAGGAAGGAGATTATATGTATTTATGTTTAAATCAAACAGGTAATAAATGTTGTGATTATACGGTAAATGACAAATCGAGACAATGTAATTATGAAGAACGGAGTGGAGCATCGTACTTAGATTGTAGATATTGTAAAAAAGTAGAAGATTTAAAGCCTTGTCCATTCTGTGGAGGAAACGCAAAACTAAACTATCTTAATATAATAAGTAGTTATGCTGTCGACTGTGAAAATGATTGTTGTACTTTAAATCAACCAGAATTAACAAGAGAACAAGCAATCAAGTTATGGAATAAAAGAATATAAATAAAATGTATATTTGAAGTTGTTATGAAGGGAGATGAAAGTATTAAAAAGATTGAAAAAATGAATTGGATAATGCATTACATTGATAACTCGAAATTTAAATATGTTGACATTTTTGATACCGAATTTGTAGATGCATACATTGAAAACTGTAATCCAAAGAAAATTATTTATCAACCTTGGGGAGCAAATTCAGTTCCAGAACTAGGAAGAATACTTAGTGAAATGTATCACAGTAATATATTGAACAGAGGAACAATAGGTTTGCATTATCATGAAGACGGATTTCCAAAATGGTGTTACAGTTATGGAATAAAGGAATATAAGAAAATAGAATGACGATTTGATTATCTTATAGAAAGGTAGGTAGCTAATTATAATAACAGAATTTGAATATGGAAGTATTAAATGTAAAAGCATTTGTTATAACTGTATAAACAAAAAACAATGTGGAGTTAAAATGGATGCGGAATCAAAGAAGAAAGTTGTGATAAACTGTTTGAACAAAATTAATATTAAAAAGGAAGAAGACGATTGATATGAACAGAACACTAACAGAAGACGAGTTAACTAAAGAAGAAGAAATTATCAGAGATTATTGTTTCAAAAAGTCTTACGATTCTGATAGGTTAGCTCAGGTGCTAAGATATGGATTAGATCACGAACAGTTAATAGTTTTGTGTAGAGATATATTAGATAATTGCAGATAAGATAACTATTTTACTTTAAAAAACTAATTGAATAATAAGGTGTAATCTGATATATATTATATAATATAAAATAGTAAAGGTGTGGTGCTTTTATGTTAAAAAATTGTAATATGTGTGGTGAAATTTATGATGGAAATTCAACATCTAAGTTTTGTTCTAATGAATGTAAAGAATTATATAATATGTATGAAAAAGAAAAAATAGATGCTAAAATAAATAAATCCAACGATGTTAACAATACATCAAATCTTATTGAAATCAAAGAAGAAAAGAAGCCAAAAACTTATACAAAAACATGTAAAAATTGTGGGAAAGAATTTAAAGGATATAAAACAGCGCAATACTGTTCAAAAGAATGCAAAATAGAGTTTAACGTAAACAAAAAGCCAATTCAAAATCCAAGCAATATTCCATTTGAACCAAAAAAGTTAAGCAATAATTTATCTAAAAATAATAAGAGTGGATACAGGGGCGTGTATTTTGATGAAGCAAAAGGCAAGTGGAGAGCACAAATAAGATTTAATAAAAAGTGTCACAAGCTTGGGTTATACGAAGATAAACTAGATGCTATTAAAGCAAGACAAAAATCCGAATTAGAGTTTTACGGAAAAATATTAGATATAGATAGCTCCGAAGGTACGAATTATAATCAAATTGTAGAGTATATATCTAGTATGGAAGATATGAGACTTATACAACTATGTAATGACATATATGATTTCGTGAATAATGATTTTTATATTTTGTATAAACAGTTTGAAGAAAATATATCATCAATAGAAGAACTTCAAAATTTATTTTTACAAGAATCAAATAAGAGATTTTATAAATTAAATAAGGTAAACAGAATGTTAAATAAGGATATTAAATGACAAATTTTATAATTTACTAGAAAGGAGTCAATATGATAGATATTAAATGTAAAATAGAATATTATGAATCAATCGATATAAGTAAGTGCCTATTGTATCAAATATTATACATGAAGTTATATATTTTAACTTTAAAAATAAGAAAGTTATTGATGAAAGAACTATTTTATCAGTTCTAAAGCAGGACAAGCTATAAGAATAAGTATAAATAAGTATTACATAATACTATTTTTAAAAAATTAATAAAAATAATAATAAACATGTTAAAAATATATTGACATGTTTATTTGTGTGTGCTATCTTTTTATTATAGAAAATAATAATACACATTAAAGTATAAATTAATTACTTAATGAGTATAATATATTATGAATGAAAGGATGGTGCAAACGATTAATAATATCAAACTAAAACAATTTAAATGAATAAACGAAGGAGATTAACTGATGGTAATTTATGATGATAATTCAAGTTGAACTGAGAAAAGGAGAGATTAAATATGATGAATAATAATAATGAAAAATATGAAAAAAGAATTGTAAATGTTAAAAGAGGAGATATATTTTATATTGATATTCCTAAAGATCCAAGTAATCCACACAGACAATATGGTATTAGACCATGTGTAATTAGAACAAACGATGGGAATAACAGATTTTGCGATAATGTAGATTATGTGCCATTAACAACTGTAATTAAAAAACCGGATTTAGCTCCGCATGCAGTGTTAGAATCTACATATTGTTTACCAAGGACTTCAATGGCTCTTTGTGAACAATGGGGATCAATTGATAAGAAATTTATTAAAGGGAAAATAGGTAGGGTATCTGAAAAAGATATGCTTAAAATAGATGTTGCCTTCATAAGACAACAAGGAATTAATATATATATGTTAATAAATAATATGAATCAAATTGCTATGGCTTAAAAATAGATAATATTAAACATAATTAAAATATAAATATTGACAAATGGATGATTATGTATTATATTATTGTTATATGTATGAATCATAGGAGGGTCAATAACCCACGACTAAAGTAGTAGGCTTGTAAAAGCCTTTGTTGACTAGACTAAGTATTAAATTACTACGTTGTTTATGTCATGATACCTACGGATATTAATCCTAGTCTGTAGCTCTATCGTATAATATTAAAAGTTCTGACGGGTAGGAACGGTGTGTTATACTTAACAAGCATTTACAACATTGTCTAAGGATTTTAACTCTAACATATAGGAGGTTTTAAAAACATGGTATATGTACTTAATATACAAGGGCAACCATTAATGCCTTGTAAAGAAGCAAAAGCAAGGAAGCTATTAAGAGATAATTTAGCAAGAGTAGTAAAAAGAGAACCATTTACAATTCAGTTAATTTTTGAATGTGAAAATCAAACACAAGATATAACACTTGGTGTCGATGCAGGTTCAAAGCATATCGGTTTGTCAGCTACAACAAATAAAAAAGAATTATATTCAGCAGATGTAGAATTAAGAAATGATATTGTAGGTTTATTATCTACACGTAGAGAAAATAGAAAAACTAGAAGAAGTAGATTAAGGTATCGTAAGCAAAGATTTTTAAACAGAGTTTCATCTCAAAACAAAGGTTGGTTGCCACCTTCGATTGAAAATAAGATACAAACACATTTTAATATAATTGCAAAAGTACATCAGATATTACCAATAACTAAAATTATTGTTGAAACTGCAAGTTTTGATATTCAAAAGATTAAAAATTCAGAAATATCAGGAATTGATTATCAACAAGGTGAGCAACTAGATTTTTGGAATATAAGAGAATATGTACTGTTCAGAGACGGTCATAAGTGTCATGGTAAAAAAGGTTGCAAAGGCAATATATTAAACGTACATCATATTGAAAGTAGAAAAACTGGTGGAAATTCACCAAGTAATTTAATAACTTTGTGTGAAGACTGTCATAAAGCATATCATAAAGGAATATTAAAATTAAACTTAAAACGTGGTAATTCGTTTAAAGATGCTACATTTATGGGAATTATGAGATGGGCTTTCTATAAGAGACTTAAAGAAATATATCATAATATAAATATGACTTATGGTTATATAACTAAAAATACAAGAATAACCAACAATCTTCCAAAAGAACATTGTGTAGATGCATTATGCATAACTGGAAATCCTGCGGTAAAAAGACTTAATTACTACTATTATATTAAGCAGGTAAGGAAACATAATAGGCAAGTTCATAAAATAAATATATTAAAAGGCGGAATAAAGAAATTAAATCAAGCATCATATATTGTCAAAAATTTCAGATTGTTTGATAAAATAAAATATGATGGTCAAGAATGTTTTATATTTGGAAGACGTTCTAGCGGATATTTTGACTTGAGAAAGCTTGATGGTACTAATATTAACAAATCAGCAAACTATAAGAAATTGGAGCTAATAATAAAAAGACAAAGTTTATTAATAGAGAGGAGAATGACTCCTATATCTTCACTTTAGTGGAGAGTCTTGAGTCTGATGATGATTATATGAAAGATGATAAAGCATTAAGAGAAGTGTTGCAAACGAAAATTGCCCAAATTAAAGCAGAATATCCTAAAATAGTAATAAAAGAAATTTCACAGACTATGGCGAACACTTATAATGTGAAACATGGATTAAGTATCGACATTATAAACGGCATATATCCTATAGAAAACTTAACTTATGATATGTTGTATAAATTAATGAAATCCATTCACACACTTACAGCATCAAGATTTATGACACTAGATTCTTCTGATTTATATGCGCCATCATATTTTACAGATATTGAAATTGAAGAATTTGAAAAACCTGTGCCGGAAGAAGAAGATAATTTTGATATTGTTATTAAAGATTGGCACGAAACAACAATGGATCAATATAGAGTAATTCATATTTTTACCGATATAAATGAGAAAATTCGCTGGAGAAACTATAATAAACTTCGTTTTAATCCAGAAACTCAACGAGATTTAATTGAAATAAAATCACAAAAAGGTACGATAGTAAAAAAACTTGACATCAATAGAAAAGCCGTGAATAATATGAAGGAACTTATGATTAAGGGATTATATTTCCCAGTTCCTTGTATTATTAATATTAATCCAGATAAATGCGAAGAGCCAGTAATTATAAGAGGCAATACTTTAACTATACCAAAAGAAAATCATATTGATTTAATTGAGGGATTTCATAACTATATTGCTGAATGTGAAGTTAAAGATGAAAATCCTGATTGGAATTTTCCGTGTGAATTGAAATTAATGTTTTTAGATATTGATAGGTGTAATGACTTTATTAATCAAATGGATCAGAAGACTCATTTTAGAGAACCACAAAAAGCTAGAATAGACACGCAATCTCAAGAAAATTTTATAATTGACAGATTAAATTCAAATAGTAAATATCATCTAGTAGGTACTATAGATAAAGATATGAGAGTCTATTTATATAAAATTATAAAATATATTTTTGAGGTTCAGGATAGAAAACAAGCTGTAGATATTTTTGAACATTTGAAAGATAATTTAAATTATATAATCGAAAATACAGATCATTATAATATTGCATTTAACAAAACTGAATTTTTTGTATATTTGATGATGATAAAAAGTTCAATAGATTCTAATATAGATTTTGAAAGTATATATAGAAAAATCGATATTAATAGTATCTTTGAAGAATTTAAGATTAGAAATGCACCAAGCGCATCGTATTATGCTAAATTAAAATCTATAATTAACGAGGTGATTAAAAATGCCAATGTATAACGAATTTCAAAAAAATAGATATTTAGAAAGCTCAGACTTTAAATTTGAAGAAAGTGTAAAAGATGTAGTTAAAAGATTATTTGAAGGTGCTGCAAAAATTGAATTACAAGAGAATTGTGATTTATCATTATTTAATCGTTCTCAAGTAATAAACCTATTGAAAGGTTATAATTCAAAATCTAAGAATTATTTAAGGTTAATAGTGAATCAATTTTCATATTATTATACTTGGTGTTTATCTGAGGGATTAGTGGATAATACTAATATCATAAATCAATACGATTATAACTTAACTAAACCAATTATAGATGATATAGTAACTTTGGATATTATAAGAGATAAATATTTTTTAGTTGATTATTTTTTAGATAATGTTTATAAAAATGAAAAAATTGATATAACTGATAAATACATTTTTTACGCATTGTTCAGCGGAATTTGTGGTATTGAATTTAGCGACTTAATAAATTTAAGATTAGATGATATTAATAAAAAAAGAAAGGTTGTTAATTTAATTTCCGGTAAAATACTTAAAGTAGATGACATTTTTATAGAACTTGCAGAGGAAGCAGATAAATCACTTGTATATTGCCCAGATGGAATTGAAAGTGTTAATAGATCAAAAGATCCAGATAGATATAAATATGACGAAAGTTGTTACATTCTTAAACCTTGTGGTAATCGTTCGTTAAATAGACCAATAACAAAAATGATTTTAGGTACAAGATTAAGACAACTACAAAAACATCTTAATAATAGATTTATTAATGGTGGTTCTATTTATTTTAATGGAATGGTTAATTTTATTAAAAATAAATTTGAATCAGAAGGTATAACTTTACGTCAAGCAGTATTTGAAAAAAGGAATAAGTTATCATACGTGTATAATGATAAACTTCAAGAATATATCAATGAATTTGGTTCAAATATGATAGATAGAGCATTTAGAGCTAAAATTGTTGATATTATCGAATTATATGAGTAGAAATAAAGGGTGGTGAATTCCACCCAATATTTTAAACAAATATAAATAAAAACAAACACTAATAAATAAAACAATTTATATAATAACTTGAAAAATTATTTTCAATATAGTATAATATAAGAACAAAGAACAAATGTTCGGAAATTGCTAAACAGTATAAAAAAAGAAGCACAGAAAACTTTGGTCGGCTGACTGTGCTTCTAACAAATACCAATTAAAATAGTGTATAGGTATGATTTAATTATAATACAAATCTTCCTATCACGCAATAATTAAATTATGGGAGGATTTATATTTATGGGAATTATGGAAGAAAAATTATTTGAATTGGAAGAGATTATTGGAATTAATACATATGAGCGAGGCTTGAATATATATAATATTGTAGATATTGATAAATCAGGAGTAGAAAAACAGCATACTATAGAATTATCAAAAGTTGATATAGATAGCGGAGTTATCATGTTTATTGATTTTAATGATGAAATTATAAAATGCTTTTTAACTGAATCTATTGAAATCATAACTATTACTTATAATCCAGAATTGTACAAGCTGATATTCAAAGACGGCAGACAAATGATTATCTTTCCTGTAAAGTAGTTAACTAATATATAGTTCACATGGCAGTCTGTAATATGGCTGCCTATAATTTTATTATTATTAAATTTAATACAAATAATAATAAACATATAGTTGACATTATTGATTTTGTGTGGTAATATTATACACATGAAGAACAAATAATAAAAATGAGGAGGATATATGAATGGCGGTGATAAGAGATGGGTGAAAAGAATAAATTATTAGATGATACAGAAGAGAGAAGTTATAAGGTATTTTTAGCTTATAATGAAAAGTTGTTAATTAAGGCAGAAGAAGATTGTAATGAGGAAAAGATTAAATTATATACAGATAATATTAAACATTATAAGAAGTTATTAGGAATAAAAGATAAATAATCAAAGCAAATACGATTAATATTATAATATAAGAAAGGAATATAAATGAAAAAGAAAAGGTGTTGTTATAACTGTATATTTTCTAAATACATAAATGGCGAATCAATTATCACGAGTGGATATAAGTGTTATAAAAATCCATTTAAGCCTGTATTTATTGGATTAACTGGTTATTGTAAAACAAGAGTAGATAAATGAGTATTTTTATCTTATTAGGAAGGAGAAACAAAATGGCAATTAATGTAATGTGTATGAATGATAGATGTAAATTCTATTGGGAAGACAATTGTATGAGAAATTTAAATGAAGAAAGAATCGAGATTAGTAAAGAAGGAAAATGCGAAACCTTTGAGGAAGGCGTAAGCGAATGGTACGCTGCAGAAGAACAATGTGCTAATTATGAAATGCATAATGAAGTATACGCTGAATTAACAGTTATTAATTGTTCTACGTGTAAACATCAAGGCAAACAACATCCTCACACTTGTGATATATGTACATCACTAGATCAAGAAGAAGATTATGAAATGTGGGAACATAAATAACATAACCAATTATATGATTGATGTTCTTTTTGAAAGGAGAATTTAGATGGTATTAAAAGAAGAAAAGAGAGATTTATTTAATGTTCCAGAAGATTACTATTTTGCTCATTGCATTAGTGCTGATTTTGGTATGGGTAAAGGAATCGTAGTTGAGTTTAACAAACGATATAACATGAAAGATGAATTGATAAAAAAGTACAAGATTAATAATTGGAATGGAAATGGATATTGTTTGTCTAAGGATAGAGTATTCAATTTGATTACAAAAGAAAAGTACTGGAATAAACCTACATATGAAACATTAAGACAATCTTTGGAATCTATGAAACAAGAAATGTTATTCTTTGATGGTATGGTAACTAAGCTTGCAATGCCTAAAATTGGCTGTGGATTAGATAGATTACAATGGGATAAAGTAAAAGAAATTATTAAAGATGTATTTAATGATATGGAAGTAGAAATATTGGTTTGTTATTTATAAAATAGCGAATAAAATGTGGCTTCAATTTGAAATTAGAAAGGAAAATAAATAATGTCAGAAGTTAAATTAAATGAAAATGGTGTAAACGCTAATATTAAAGCACACATTCTACCAGAAGATCAGATGAGAAAACTTGGATTTACAGACTTTTGTAATGAAAGATGGTATTTTTGTAAGATGATTAAGTTTCCAAATGAGAAGAGATACAGAAATTTTGAAATTTCTTTTGGCGTATCAATTACAAAGGATAATCCTGATGATCTTAGAATTGATGTATTGGATAATGACTTTTGCCAACCTTTTGATTATCAATATATGTTAAAACGTAATGATAGACATGAAATTTCTTTAATCGTTCGGGAACAAGTGGAAGAGTGGATGAAATATTTACAAAAAGAAGGTGTTTTAAAGGGGCATATTTATGGCGAATATATCTAATGATAAAATTTTAGAATTAAAAAATAATAGATTAGGTTCTACTAGAAAAAATAAACAAGGATGTTTCATGAAATTGATTTCTTATAATGGAACTAGAGATTGTTTAGTAGAATTTCAAGATGAGTATAAAGCAAAGGTGCATACTGATTAATAACGGTGTACTAAGCGGTCACATATATGGTGAATACATTTAATACAAATAATAATAAACAACTATTGACAAGCTGAATTACATATGGTAATATTAGATAGTCAGCATGGCATATAAGATATTAACCAAGTATCTAATATATAAATACATAAAGAAGATAATAATAAACGAAATATAAAACTAAATAGACAGGTGGTGAGAAATATAAAAACGTCAAATCAGAAAGGAGTGTACCAATGCCAGTCTTGTAACACAATATTTTATAGCAATAAAATAAGAAAGGTGCAAACAGAGCATGAGACATATAAATGTTCCTGTCCAGAGTGTGACAGTGAAGACTTGAAGTTAATTGATTTATTGGTAGATGAAGAAGAAAATACATATAAGAACGATAAGTTTTATGGAGTTGGTAACAGATTAAAGAAAATGTACGAATGGGATGAATATGTAAGTATGAGATGCTAAAGATAGAATATAATAATAAACTATTAAAATGATTATAAAAGGAGAATGTTGTGGAAAGTATTTTAACAGATGAACACAAAGAATTAATTAATAAAAAGATTAAGAAGGCAATTAATGATTTAGATTTTACTGAAATTTTAGCTGAATATATAGAAAAAGAATTAGATACTATTTATGATGGTGCAGGTATTAAAGAAAATCTTGAAAGTATGGTAATGGAAGTAATTAGGCAAAATTTAGTAAAAAGTGGTTTATTGAAAGATAAATAAGCACAACAAATGGTTGTTTGGTTATAAAGAGAGGAGAATAATATGTTTTTTAAAAAGAAAGAAGATACAACACATAATGAATATGAAATTAATACAAATGAAAATAACACATTAGAAGGAAACGAAGAAAAAACTGACAAAACAGAAGAAGAATGGATTTGGGTAGAAGGTTATAAAGGTACAGATAAAGACATGAAGTGCCGTGATATGCAATATGAGTTAAATAAGACGTATGAACACGAAGGTAAAATTGAATTATGTGAATCAGGGTTTCACTTCTGTAAAGAATTAAGTAATGTTTTTGGATACTATTCATTAGATAATGGTAATAGATTTTTCAAGGTAAAATGTTTAGTAATTAAAGATAAATGGGAGTCGGACGACAATAAATTCACTGCCAAAGAAATTATTTTTACAGAAGAATTAGGATATAAAGAATTAGAAAAATTTATTATTAAAAAATATTCATTTGTACATAACAAAAATGAATGGCATGAACTAAGTGAAATTGGTATTAAGAAATTTTACAGAAAGTATTTTATGAGTATTATGTCAGATGCTGGTTATGGAGAAACATTTTCTAATATCTTATATGATGATATAAATAAGAAAATCGAAGAAATAGAGTCTGAAAATAAGAGAAGATACATAGAGGCAAATTCTTATAGTAACATATATTATTCAAACCAATATATTTCAAAGCCTGTAAGAAATCCATTTTATATTTATGAGCCATCATATGATTATACTAGATTCGACGAATTGATTAATAAAGTAAAAGCATTTCAAGAAGAGGGATTATCAAAAGATATGTCGGTTTATTTACTACTGAAAAGGTAATCAAAAGCGCAATTCATTTGGAGATTGGAAGGAGAGATATAATACATATGGCAAGAAAATTAGCAAGTATTAAAGTAGTAAGTGATATGATTCCGATTGAAGGAACGTGGATGTAATGGGTAAATATAGTGGTTTAAAAATTGGTGATAAATACAATAATTGGACTGTTGATTCAGAATGTTACAAAGACAAGAACGGTTCTGATGTTTACATGTGCAACTGTATTTGTGGAGAAAGAAAGCAAGTAGAAGGAAAGGCTTTAATTCTTGAAAGAAGTAAATCATGTGGGTGTATAAAAAGAGTAAATGCCGAAGAACAAAAGAAACGCATTAAGGAATATAAAGCAAAATATTTTCAGGAAAACAAAGATAAAATTTATAAAAGAACTATCAATAATCAAAGATTACAAAGAGAAAAAGATATACAAGAATTTGGTATAGATAGGTATTCTTTAAAAAGTAGATATAATATTTCACTTGAACAATATAAAGATTTATTAGATAAACAAAATAACAAATGTTGCTTGTGTAATGTCTTATTTGATAAAGAAGATAATTCAAAAAGACCATGTGTCGATCATAACCATGAAACACAAATTATACGCTGAATCATATGCAAGAATTGTAATTCTGCACTTGGCATGTTTAAGGATAATACTTTAGTTATGAAAAATGCAATAGAATATTTAGAAAGAGATGGTATATATAATGATGAGAAAATTAGCGCATATTGAAAAAATTGAATGGTTAAGTCCTATTAAAGATAGGGATAAAATTGAATTAGTAGGGGTTTCTGGTTGGCAATGCATAGTAAAAAAAGGTGAATTTAATATTGGTGATAAATGCTGTTACATAGAAATTGACAGCGTAATGCCAGAGACAGAACAGTTTGAATTTCTAAGAAGTAAAAAGTTTAGAATTAAAACTATGAAGATGGCAGGAGTAATCAGTCAGGGTATTTGTTTCCCATTAAGTATTTTGCCAGAAGGTGATTATGAATTAGATCAAGATGTTACTGAGATTTTGGGAATTAAACAGTATGAAGAAACAATGGACATTGAAAGAAATGCACCAGCATCATCAGATAGTAAAAAGAAATATCCTAAGTTCTTAATGAAATTTAGTTGGTTTAGAAAACTTGTATTACCAAAGAAGCAAGCAAAAGGATTTCCAGAGTTTATTAGTAAGACAGATGAAACTAGGATTCAGAATGCTCCATTTTATCTACAGAATAAGAATGAATGGACTGCGACAGAAAAAGTTGATGGGCAATCAGGAACGTTCTTTTTAAGAAAAGAAAAAGGTAAAGGTTTGTTTAAGAAGACTACATATGAGTTTGGAGTATGCTCAAGAAATCTTAGAATCTGGAATGAAGATAGTTCTTCATATTGGACTGTGGCTAAAAAGTATAATATTAAACAAGTGTTATTAAATAACATTGGTGATAAAGAGTTTATGGCTATTCAAGGCGAATGTGTAGCAGCTAATGTACAAGGAAACAAATATAAAGTTACTGAACCGGATTTATATGTGTTTAATGTATTAAATCCAAATGGAAGATTAGGTTCTACGGAAGCAAAAGAATGGGCTGAACAGAATGGATTGAAATTTGTACCTATTATTGATGAACATTATATCTTACCTGATAGCGTAAAAGAAGTTTTAGAGTATGCACATGGAACAAGTAAATTATATGATACATTAAGAGAAGGTATTGTATTCAGAAGTAAAGATGGTAAGCAAAGTTTTAAGGCGGTTGATCCATTATTCTTACTGAAACATGATGAATAATTAATAATAATAGACAAAGGAGAGTGAATTGTTATAACATATCAAGAAATATACAATATGAGTCATAAATCAATAGATGGTGTTATTCATAGAAAATGTACTGGATGTAATGAATGGATACCTGAAAATGACGAATATTTCTATATGAAGAATAAAAAATATCCAGAAAAAGGTTATATAGCAAAATGTAAAAGATGTTCACTTAAAGACACGCAAGATTATCAAGAAAGAAATAAGGAAATAGTTGTACAGAAGAAAAAGATAGAACATCAAATTAATAAAAAATATTATAACGAAGTATCTAAAAGATGGAGAGATAATAATCAAGAGTGGAAGCAAGAATATCAAAAAAATTATCAAAATGACAATCCTGATAAGATGCAACAGTACAGAATCAACAGAGAACAAAATAAAAAACATACAATAACAAGTGCTGAGTGGCAAGGATGCTTAGAATATTTTAATAGGTCTTGTGCGTATTGTGGTTTGCCAGAAAGTAAACATTATACCGCTTTCCGAGGAGAAATTAAGCTAACGTCATTACATAAAGAACATGCAATTAACAATGGTGAAAATGATTTGAGTAATTGTATACCAAGTTGTAAATCATGCAACGATCAGAAATGGTCAAGAGATTTTGATGATTGGTATAATGAAGATAATGAAAGGTATTCAAAAGAAAGATATGATAAAATCATTAAATGGTTAAGTGGAGATTATTTATTACATATTGGTAAAAAGACAAAAAGAAATATAAAGAAATAATATAAGACGATGAAACTATACTTTGATAGGAAATTGAAAGGAAAATAGTATGAAATATTATAACGGACAATGTGATATATGGAAAGAGATTGAGACATAAATGTGAATAAAAATAACAAAAAACTCTTATCAACGCGTTAGATAAGAGTCTTGTTAAAAGATGTATTAATATTTTATTATTTTTACCTCTTTTATTGTAAGCTAAAAATAATAAAATGTCAAGAAGAATTATTAATATAAAGTGAATTATATTTAATAAAAAATGAAAGGATAATAGTATGAAGAATGTTAAAAGAATAGGTCTTTACATATATGTATTGTTCATAATTCATACTGCATTTTTAGCAGGAAGATACTACTCATATAAGAATTATATAATGATGTTAGTATGTTTGGTTGGATCATTAAGTTGGTATGAGTGTTATTTTATGGAAGAAAGGAAGAAATAAACAGATAAAATACGAATTCTATCATGAAAATTGAAAGGATGTGAACAATATGATAGTTAAAGCATATGTGAGATGTGATTTTGAAATTGAGTATGATGACGGTAGAGAAGATAATATAGACATTGAATATACTAAAGAAAGTATTGAATCAAATAGAGTTAGAGACTTATTGGACTTAGAAACCGAAGAAAGCATACAGTATATATCAGTAATAGGATGTAAACGCACTAATTAAATAATAATAGACAAAGAAAAGGAGAATAAAAAATGGGAAGTTTAATTTTAGGATTGTTTTTAGGATTAGTAGTATCAGCAATAATAGGTCTTATTGATTGGTTAGTTTTCGAATGCATACTGTATGAAACATGTGCAGAAATAACTTGTGTGATAATTACAGTGATTTTATGTATTGTATTAACAACAGCTATCACCATTGGAATTTGTAGTTATGATAGTTTACAGTCAACTTGTTACATAGAAAGATATAATATAACAAAACAAACAACGGAAGAAAGTATTAATAGTGACAAATTATCTGGTATGGAAAGATTACAGTTAGTTCAGAGTGCAATTGATGAAAATAAATACTTAAAGCAGCAACAGTTTGATTGCCAGCAATGGTATGGATTTTTAATTGATAAAGATGTATTGAAATTAGAACCGATTAATTTTGAATAATACAATGAATTATAATTTTGATTTGGTTAGAAGAAAAGGAGAAAAATATGAAATATGAAGATATGAAAGACCAGTATATAACAGATGAATTAGGATTTGAATTTGTAGGTAAATACCACATGTTAGGAAAAGAACCAAAACCCTGTATGATGTGCGGAGAAATGACTAAAAGCATTGATGTATTTAGTGAAGGGCACGTTTGTAGTGAAGAGTGTCAGAATGAATTTGACGGTTGGTGTAATGATATTTTGAATAATTGTAACGAAGAGTAAATCAAAGAAGAGACTTATTCACTCTTAGAAAGGAGAATTTATGTATCAGAATTGTTGCAAGAAATGCGGAAGCATAGATTTACATACAGAAACTAAAGGAAGTAATGTCGGCTTATATTGTTCAGATTGTGGAGCATGGATTAAATGGCTAGGTAAAGATGAATTAAGAGCATTTGAAAATTCACAAAAGGAAGAACACCAAAAAGTAGTAGATACTATGGTTGATGAAGTCGGGGTTAATTTAATTAAGAAAGAGTTAAATGATCTAATTGACTTCTTAGATGAACAAATTGATAAAGAACTATGTAGAAGACCGTTAAGTGTAGAAGACTCATTAGTAAAATGTGCAGTCGCTCAGGCTTATGAAAAAGATAAGAATGCTTTAATTAATATAATTAATGGTAGACATTGGAATGAAAATCTATTTTAGGAATTGAGGTGAAAAATTGATTGGATGCGTAACAGATAACGGAATTGAATACATAACGAAATTAGAAGATTTCAGAGATTTGGTTAGTGATAGTACATATGATGCATTAAAAGAATTTGTGGAAAAGATTAATTCAGAATGTCAAGAACAAGTTGATGATTTACAGGGAGAACTTAATTCACTACAAGATGATTACGATTCTTTGGATGGAAATTTTGACGATTTACAAGATAGTTACGATTCACTGAAAGATGATTTGTATGGGATTATTAGTGGTAAAGAAAAGTTTGAAACCGTGGATGAACTGTTGAGTAAACTAAAACAGTTGGTGTGAGAAAGGAGAAACATGAGAACAAACAATATAAGAGTAGAATTTGAAATTCCAGTAAGGTTAAATGAGCCAGATTTGAACGGTAATATTTACACAGAAGAAGCAATATTAAGTTCACTAAGTTCTTATAAAAATGTACCGTTGGTCGTTAAAAGTTCCACTGGTGAACAAGATGTATTTGGTGTAATATATAATGCTACCTATGATGAAAATTTATCATGTGTAGTTTGCAATGGAAATATTATGTTTGGTGGTACAGATTGTTTAGTAAGTAAAAGTCATAGAGGTGAAAATGGTCTAATTGTTATTGATGAGCTTACTATTGCATCGGTTGGAATTTCAAAATAAATGTGACATTTGAAAGGGTTTAGGAGGTGTTAGATATTAATTTACAAGAATACGATACTCAAATCGAAAGACTTAAAAATTTTGAAACATTTAATCGAAAGAAGAAATATATCGAAGAGTACATAGAAACGCTTAAAACTGGTAGGTTAAATTATATGGAAGTTTATGAAGAAAGAGGAACAATTTATCTTGACGATGAGTTATATTCTGATAAGTTAAGACTTGCAATGTTAAATGTATTTGAAGATGTATTAAAACAAGTGAATGCTGATTTAGAAATAATTTAAAATAGAAAGCTTATTCACACTTTAGAAAGGAATGATAATATAAACGCAAATAATTTAGCTGAACAAAGGATAGGAGAAACAAAATATAATAATAATGGAACTTTAATGAAAATAATATCATACAAGAATGGAGCTAATATTGTTGTTGAGTTTCAAGATGAATATAAATATACAACACCAAGTCATTATTTAAATTTTAGCAGAGGAAGCATATCAAATCCATACAGTAAGTCTGTTTATGGAGTAGGATATGTCGGTATAGGTAAACATCCAACTCATATAGATCAAAAGAATACAGATGCTTATGGAACGTGGAAGAATATGTTGTTGCGTTGTTATCATGAGAAAGAACGAGATAAACATCTAGCATATGCAGATTGTACTGTTGCTGAAATATGGCACAACTATCAAAACTTTGCAGATTGGTACGAAGAAAATTTTTATGACATAGTCGAAGGTAGAATGCACATAGACAAAGACATTCTCGTAAAAGGCAATAAAGAGTATGCTCCAGACAAATGTATTTTTGTTCCGCAGCGTATTAATATGATATTTATGAAGAAGAATAGAACAGTAGATTCCGATTTACCGACTGGAATCCACAGAGGTATTGGTGGTTATATCACACAATACAATACAAAGCACTTAGGAACGTTTCAGGATTTTGACGAAGCATTAAATACCTATATGATTGAGAAACGATTACATATTAAGAATGTTACTGAAGATTACGGAGATAAATTACCACAAAAAGTCAGAGAAGCATTATTAAATTGGTAATAAACAAAAAATAATAAACGAAAGGAATTAAATATATGAATGAAGGTTGGATTAAAGTAGATAATGGCGTTGGTTATCCAATGCTTGAAGAAGATTGTGAAATATGGATTGCAAGAGGTAATTGTTTTGGTGACGGATGGATTCAGAAAGTAGATTATTATGCTGAAGCTGGATATATTGAATGGGATGGAACATGGGCTTATCAGAGAGTAGAAGAAGGTAAAACACCAGAACCATATATTATGAGATTTGCAGGAAATAAAGAAATTGTTTGTGAAGTGATAAAGTAATCATATTATATACATAAAAGGAGATAGAAAAATGGAAAAGTTAAATTATGAATTAGTAGGTAAGAAAGCAACGATTGAATGTTTAGTGTCAGGAGAAATTAATCCATCTGAATTATCTAATTTTTATATATTAGATGTTGATAATCAATCAATTACATCTCTCGATGAAGCAACTACAGAGGAAGTATTTGAAGCAATTAATAATCCAGAGGTGTTATTTGTTCAATCAGTCGATCACGAGTATGAAGAAGATGATGAGGATGATGATTGGGATGATGAAGAGGAATACACACCGAAGAAAAAAGTAATTAAGAAAAGAAAAGGTTAATCAAACAAGTGTTTTATTAGGTTATTAAGGAAGGTGTGGAAGATTGGATAAAGATAAAGCTTTGGCTGAGATTTGGAATGTTATAGATATATACGAAAAAGAAAACGGACAAGATTCTGGATTGAAATTATTATCAGAAATATTAAAGGATTATGATTTAGATACGGCAGCTAATTTAGTGAAAGCGAATTGTGAACCATTTATTACGAAAAATTGTTATGAAGATAAACATTTTGATGAAGGAAATGAAGAAGCTGGATTCGTATCATTAAAAGAACTACTAACTGATATTGAAACCGTTTTGAATTGTGATGATTATTCTTCAGATATTCGTTTTACTAACTTTATTCGTTTGGAAACAGACGAAGAAAAAGAAGAAGAAGGTCATAGTTTGAATGTTGAATGGTTTACCGTAGATGACAGATTGAATATTGATGATGCAATGCTACAATTTGAAGATGTTTAGAAAGGAGTATTAAAGTGAAATCAATTAAATTAAGTGAATGCACCAAGGAAGGTCAGATATTTCTTTATGATAGAGAAACAGTTGGATTGCAATACATTTTAAGAATGATATTTAGAGGCAATAAACTGCCAAAAATTCATTTGTGTGAGAACGACAAGAACTTTGATGATGCTATTTCAAATTCATTATCTCAAATGTATAACGATGTAATTAATGGAATTGATAAAGAAGAATATGAACTAAATAATATTAATACAATCCCTGTTGTTGTAGACATTTCAAAGAAAGATATCAGACAGGTCGATGAAGAAGGGTATAAATTTAAGATTGTAAAAAGCTGTTAAAACGAGTCTTTTATCTGCTTTTAACAGATAATAATACACAACAGAAAGGAGTAGTTAATTGAAATACATGGGTAGTAAGGCTAGATTAGCTAAAGATATTGCACCAGTAATTAACAAGTGCATTAAAGATAATAATATTAAACAATACATAGAACCTTTTGTTGGTGGTAGCAATATGATTGAACATATTGAATGTGACAACAGATACGGATATGACAATAATGAATTTCTGATGGAATTTATGATAGAGCTTCAGAACGGTTGGAATCCATTAGAAACAGTCAATATGAGTAAAGAGTTTTATAACGATGTTAAAGATAATAAAGATAAATACCCAAAACATATTGTAGCTCTAACAGGTTTATGTGCTACATATAATGCTAAATGGTTTGGTGGTTACGCAGGAATAGTACATACTAAAATTGGAACTGATAGAAATTACTATGATGAGGCAGTAAGAAATGTGCTGAATCAAGTGCCAAAGATTAAACAAGTAAAATATAAAACACTAGATTATCAGACATTAAGAAATTTAAAAGGCTGCGTAATATACTGTGATCCACCATATGAGAGTACAACAAAATATAAAGACGAATTTAACCATCAAAAATTTTGGGAATGGGTTAGAGAATTAAGTAAAGATAATTACATATTAGTTAGTGAATATAATGCTCCTGAAGACTTTGTTCAGATATGGCAAAAAGAATTAACTACAACACTAGATAAGAATAGTAGGAGTAAAGCAGTAGAGAAGCTATTTACATATCAAAATGGGTTGTATGCAGACAAATATAAAGCACAATATATAGTGTTTAAAACTGAAATAGAAACTAAATGTAGAGTGTAAAAGCACATAGAATGAGCCTTTTATCGACTTGATAAATTAAATGTAAATAATAATAAACAAGGTATTGACATAATGCAAATAATAATATACAATAAATAAGTAACAATAATACAAGATCATTAAAAGGAAGGGTTAAATGATAAAAGTAAATGGAGTAGTAGTTGGGAATAAAACATTCCCTAATAATGAAAGAATATGTAATACGATTTCAGATAGCGACAAATTTACAATGGACATGTTTTATGAAACAGACATTGATATTTTCACACTATCAATTTACAAAAAGTATTTAGATGACAAATTTCCAAATACAGAAAAAATATTAAACATGATGTACATACCTTATTCAAGAATGGATAGAGAAATTGATGGATTTGTTTTTACTTTAAAGTATTTTTCACAGGTTATTAATGATTTGTATTTTGACGAAGTGAATGTTATTGATCCTCACTCAAGTGTATCGAAAGCATTAATAAACAGATGCAATGAGTATAACATCATCAATAATATTTATTATTTGTTCATGCAAAACAAAATTGATTATGTTTTTTACCCAGATGCAGGAGCAATGAAAAGATATTCTGAGATGCTAAAATTACCAAACAATACAAGATATTTCTTTGGTAATAAGAAAAGAAATTTACAGACTGGTGAGATTGTTAAGTTTGAGTTGGTTGATGCTCCTGATTTAAAAGACAAAACGGTGTTAATAATTGATGATTTGTGTTCAAAAGGCGGTACGTTTTTAGCTTCTGCAAAAGAAATGAAATCCAATGAAGCAAGTAAAGTTTATTTATATGTAACACATTGTGAACATTCGATTTACGATGGAGAATTATTATATTCAGATTTGATTGATAAAGTTTACACAACAGATAGTTTACTTCAAGATTTTAGTAATGATAAAATCAAGAAACTGTAAAGGGGAGTATATGGATTATTACTTAGACAATGAAAATGTAGTACAAAGACTAGTAGATGAATGGAAACAATATGGAAAAATAATCATCGCATATGACTATGACGACACCGTTTTTGATTATTGGAAAAAGGAACGTACTTATAACGATGTAATTTCTTTACTACAAGAATGCAAAAAATATGGAGCATACTTTATTGTATTTACTGCTTGTGGAAAAGATCAAGAAACGGATATTAAACAGTACCTAGATGATAACGATATTCCGTATGATAAGATTAATGAAAATATGGATTTTATAAATTTTACTGGAAGAAAAGTTTATTACAACATACTTTTAGATGACAGAGCAGGCTTACAATCAGCCTATGACTGTTTAAATAGAACATTAAATATTTTAAAGAGTGAAAAGGAGAATGAAAATGAGTAAGAAAAATTTTACACCTACATTATTAGCCGATTTTTATAAGATCAGTCACAGAGAACAATATCCGGAGGGAACTGAGATGATTTATAGTACATGGACACCTCGTACAAGTAGGAAAGAAGGGATTACAGAAGTTGTAGCGTTTGGCTTTCAATCGTTTATTAAAGAGTATTTGATTGATTATTTTAACGATAACTTCTTTAATAAAACCAAGGAAGATGTTGTTTCTGAATACATAAGAGTAATTAAATTCACACTGGGGAAAGAAGTTGTTGATACACAACATATTGAAGATTTACATGATTTAGGGTATCTGCCTATTAAAATTAAAGCTGTAGACGAAGGAACATTAATTCCAATTCGAGTACCACTGATGACAATTGAAAATACAAATCCTAAGTTCTTCTGGATTACCAACTTCCTTGAAACATTAATGTCATGTCAGTTATGGCAGCCTACTACAAGTGCTACGATTGCATATCAATACAGAATGATTCTTGATAAGTATGCATCTGAAACCAATGGCGATTTATCTGGAGTACAGTTTCAAGGTCATGACTTTTCAATGAGAGGTATGGGAAGTTTAGAGAGTGCAATGTTAAGTGGCTCTGGTCATTTGTTATCATTTACAGGAACAGATACTATTCCGGCAATTCATTATCTTGAACAGTATTATAATGCAAATATTGAGAAAGAGTTAGTTGGATGTAGTATATCAGCAACTGAACATAGTGTAATGTGTACTTATGGAAAAGAAAATGAAATTGAAGCTTATAAGAGACTTATTACCGAAGTGTATCCGAGTGGATTTGCAAGCATTGTATCAGATACGTGGGACTTGTGGGAAGTTCTTGACAAGATTATTAAGCCATTAAAGAAAGAAATCTTAAATAGAGATGGCAGAATAGTTGTTAGACCAGATAGTGGTGATCCTGTTGAAATTATCTGTGGTAATCCTAATGGAGAAACCGAAGACGAACGAAATGGTGTAGTAGAAATTCTTTGGGATATATTCGGTGGAACAATTACGGACAAAGGATTTAAGCAACTTGATACTCATATTGGATGTATTTATGGAGATGCAATCACAATTGAACGCTGTGAAGAAATTTGCAACAGACTAAAAGCTAAAGGTTTTGCTTCCACTAATATGGTTTATGGAATTGGTTCTTATACATATCAGTATAACACTAGAGATACTTTTGGATTTGCTTTAAAGTCAACTTATGCTGTTGTGAATGGCGAAGAAAGAATGTTGTTTAAAGACCCAGTTACAGATAATGGAGTAAAGAAATCTCAACGTGGTAAGGTTGTCGTATTAGATAGCAACGACGGAATCATTTATAAAGATGGATTAAATGCTACTGAAGAAGCAATGGTAAAAGACAATTTGCTAACTAAAGTATTCGAAAACGGAAAGTTAATTAAAGACTTATCTTTATCAGAAATCAGAAACAAATTATTAAATAACTAAATACAAATAATAATAAACATAAAATGGAAAGGAGATTATACATATGGTATTAGTAAACACAAATCCATTCAAATCAATGGAAGTAGAAAAAGAAGGTAAGACATTAAGAATTGACGAAGGTATGAAGATTAAATTCGTAGCAGAAACGGGTGAAGTAATTAGTGGTACATTAACTAAGATTTCTGGCAAAGGTGAGAAAACAAAATTACAGATTATTCCTTATGGAGCACAGAAAGAAGAAATTTGGGCATTGGCTGTAATGGCTGAAGGAACGCTTGGAATTGATGAAAGTGAGGATGAAGAGTAATGGCTAAATACAGAAAGAAACCAGTCGTAATTGAAGCATTTCAATATGACGGAGATCTAAGAAATACTTATGGTAATTACTATGTGCCTGAATGGGCAATTACAGCATTTGAAAATGATATAATGTTTTATGATAGTTTAGATGAAAGTTCAGAACCATGTGATTTATTCATTAAAACTTTAGAAGGTAATATGTTAGTAAATGTCAATGATTTTGTAATTCGAGGTGTAAACGGAGAGCTATACCCTTGCAAACCAAATATCTTTGAAAAGACATATGAAGATGCAGAGTAAATAAGCCTATAGAAGATGCTTTTTATTGGGATTTAGGAGGTGAGACAAATGAAATTAAAGGATAAAATTAGGCATAAACTAATAAAGTTTCTATTGATAGACGAGGTAGAAAAACATTGTATTGAAGAAACTAAAAACGTCAAAAGAGAATTAGATAAAGAAATACTTCATTTAAATAGTGGATGCGATAATTTATTTCAGTCTATAAGGCAAATAGATGCAAATGTTAAAAATAATAAAGAATCAATAGATATATTACATAATACAATCAGAAATGTAGTTTCGGTAGGAGCAGATGTAATTCCATATGAAAATAATAGAAGTTGGGCGGTAGTTTGTATAGAAGGAAATTATAATCTTGTCAAATTTATTGATTTACATGGTGCAGACTATAGGCAGATTTTAAACTTTCTCAAACAATATGAAGGTTCAAGAATGGTTGTTGATGCACCTAACCCAAGATATTTTGAGAGTATGTTTAAGTTTTGATAAAAGTTGTATTTTATTATGAAAGGAGATATAAAAATGGTAAGATGTAAATTTAGAGTTCAGAGTAAAGAGGTATTTGAAAAGAACGATCAATGTGAAAGACCGACTTTAGTTAAAATGTTTCCAGTACATAGTGAACCATTCGGAAAATATACACCGTCAGGCAAGTTAGAAATGTATATTCAGAATGATGAAGCTGAAAATGAACTTGTGATTGGTAAAGAATATTATATTGATATAACCAGAGCAGAATAAGAGGTGAATATAATGAAACCAATTGTAATATATGATGTTAAAAAGTATGATGGAGACGATAATTTATTGTTAATTGATAAAGTAAAGTTTGAAAAGTTATTAGAAGATGTATATCAGGCAGGCTTTGAAGACGGAAAGAAACCAATTACAACCATTACATATCCTCAGACATGGAGAGATTTTGAACCATCTGTTACATATTGTAATAATGAAACTGGAAAAGCACCTGAAACAGCAAAAGTAAGTAGATCGTGTTAAGGAGAGAGAGATTGAATGAACCGGATTAATAGTCCACCTAAAAGAGTTATACAAAGATAATAATAAACAATAAGTGAACATTGAAAGGAGATAATTATTATGGAAAGAAAGATTACAATTACAGCGAGTGATGGAAGAGTATTTACAGGAACAAATTATAAGGCATTAGAAGATGAAATTAATGTTTATGAGCTGGAATTAAGCCAGAAGAAGTTAGAAGCTGCTGAAATAAAACGCAATAAAGAAGAGAAACAGAAAGAACTTGCTCAGTATAAGGAAAAAAAGCTGAAAGAACTCAATGATCTAACCAAGACATATTCTGATATTATTACCGAATATGAAAAGAAAACAGGAAACAAATTGTATTATTCTTGGGACTATGAGCAACAAAGATATGTCATCAAAGAAACAGCTAATACAATTGATATGGCTTGGGATAATTTACTTGAAGATATCTTAAAAGTTGTAAGAAAAGCTTAAAAATACACCGAGAAAATAGTATAAAATTGTAATAATATAGCATAAAGCAGTATAAAAAGAGGCTAAAAAATATTATAAATTCGGGGTTTGATTCTGTATTACAAACAATAATAAACATGGTAACAATTAAAAATTATAATACATATAAAAGGAGATTTATAAATGGCAAAGCATGAACGTAAGAAATTAGAAAAGAAAAATTGGACTGCAAATTTTGCTTTAATCGGAGAGGCGAAAGTTAATGATTTTACATTTAAGATTGATGAAAAATCAGAAAAGTCTGATTGGGTTTACAATGTATTGAATCTCGGAGTTGACTGTGGAGAAAGACATGGTGTAGTTTATACAGAGTTAATGGGTGGATACGGTTCAGAGAGAGATAATATCCTCTATGTACATGGCAAAAAAGAAGATGGTAAAGATGATTTTGATAACAGATTTACTATTGATTGGGAAGATCGTTTTGACGATAGTGTGCTTTCTGAAATCGGTGAAATGTGCTTCTTGACTGTTGGTCTTGAAAAAGATAAGAAAGATAAAACATTCTACAAGAAATTTTTATCACCATATGATGCAATTGCATATATAAAAGAAAATCTACAAGAAGGAACAGTATTAAATATCAAAGGTAATTTAAAGTATCAGTTATATAATGATAATGTAACTGTTAAGAAAGAAATTACTAGTATTGTACTTTCAGGAGCAGAAGATTCAAGCAAATATCGTGCTAAATTTACACAAACTATTCTATTAACAAAAGATAGTCTTAACAAACCAGACAAAGATAAAGGTGTATTACCTGTATATGCAAAGGTTCTTGAGTATGTTAAAGATTACAAAGGCAAGGAAGTAAAACAGTTTATTCCTATCACTAGATTATTTGAATATGAAGTTGACTTAACAAAAAGAGAACTTGTTGAAAAAGTCGTGGCTAAATTATTCAAAGTTAAAAAAGGTGTTACAGAAATCACTTTCGAAGGAGATTTTGTTGAGGGTGGAGCAGTAGTAACAGCAACAGAAGATGACTTGCCACAGGATATTAAAGATTTGATTGAAATTGGTGCATATACACTTGAAGAAGCACTTGCAAAATGTACTGTAGGTGGTGGGAAAGAAAGACGTATGATTCTTAGAAAGCCAGTTTTTAAGATGGTTGGAGAAGAAGGCAAAGAACTTCCTGTTGTGCAGAAAACAGAGGAAAAATATGCAGAAGAAGATTTAATTCTTGATTTCATGATTGAATCAGATGAAGATAAAGAAGTAGAAGAACATGAAAAAGATAACATAGAAGACGACACAGAAGATACAGAAGAAACTTCTTCCGAAGAAGATAATTCTTGGTTAGATAATCTATAGGAAATAATATTATACATAATAACTATCAACTTGCTACTGCCATATTTCAGGCAGTAGCAAACAACATGAATATAAGGAGATTATTGAATGAAATTTGGAAAGAAAAATGAAGTCAAGTTAGATATTTTGAAATATAACTTTGGGTTGATTGGTGAAAGTGGTATTGGAAAAACTACTATTATAAAACAAATGTGCGAGAGACTTGCCGGAGAAGATGGATATATGTTCTTGGAGTGTGGCAAGGAAGATGGAGCAGATGCAATCACTGGTATTAACTTTATTAACTGTCCTGAATGGTCTGCTGATTATAACGAATATACAAACTCGATGGGGTTTGAAGATTTCGTTGATGATGTAATTGAGAATAGATCAAAAGATTGGAAAAATTTAAGAGTAGTAGTAATTGATACATATGACCAGTTACTAGATATTGCAAAACCAGAAGTTGTTAGAATGCATAACAGAGAAAATCCAGAAAAGCCAGTTAAAAGTGTTAAAGCAGCATTTGGTGGTTTTATGGCAGGAGAAGATAAGGCTACTGAAATTGTACTTGATAAATTATGGACTTTAAAAACAGTAGGAGTTTCATTTATAGTTATTGGTCACGTTAAACAAAAAGAGCAAGAAGATGTTGTTACTGGACAGAAGTTTACTACATTAACAACTAATATGTCTATGCGTGATTTCAATGCAATTAAAACAAAGCTTCATTTCTTAGGCGTAGCCTCTATTGATAGAGAAATTGTACAAGAGAAGACTGGCAAGAAGGATAATAAAGGTAAGGATGTAACAAAGGGAGTAATTGCAAGCGAAAGTAGAAAGATTACATTCAGAGATGATTCTTACTCAATTGACTCAAAGAGTAGATTTGCTGACATCGTTTCAGAAATTCCATTCGATGTAGATTTATTAATTAAAGCCTTAGAAGATGCAATAAAGGCTGAACAATCTAAGTCTGGCAAAACAATTGAGCAAACACAGAAAGAACAAGCTAAAGAAGAGGCTGAAAAGTTAAAATCTATTGCCAAAGCAGAAGAGGATAATAAATCTAAAAAGGTTTTAGCTGAAAAGATTGCTATAATTACTGATTTTATTAAAGAAAATAAATCGGATATGAGTTTAATTAAACCGGTATTAGACCTATCAAAGTCACTTGGATACAGTAAACCAACAGAAATTACAGATATTGACGATGCTGATAAGGTGTTAGAACTCATCAAATAACTTGTGTTAATTTATGAATAGGGAGTGTTTGTAGCACTCCCTTAATATTAAAGGTGGTGAATTTATGGCAAAAATGACAAAGGAAGAATTAAAACAATGGGATGATTTATATTGGTATGTAAAAAAAGAGATAATGCTATATGATGAAAATCAGGCATTACCAAACAATATTGTATTAAGGTTAAAAGGACTGACGCAAGGTAAATTAATAGCAAATAATAAAACAGAAAACAAAGCTAAATATACATATGAAACAATTTTATATACATTCAAAATATGTAAAACAACAATTATGAGTGCATTATATGGTAAAACATTTAAAAATGAAATGAGTAAATTTATATATATCGCAGCAATAGTAGAAAACAATATTAACGATGTTTATATGAGAATTAGCAATGCTAAGAAATCACAAGAAAAAACAGAAGTAATTAATATAGATTCAGTTTGTCATGAAGGTGCTGAATACATAAGAAAGACAGACGATAATGTAAATAAAAAATTAGAGGGGTTATGGTGATATGGCGACTTCAAATAAAACAACTAAACTTAGTCCGTTTCAGCAAGAATTAATCGATGTTTTAAGAAAGATTAATGAATTTAAAGAATCATGTGAAGCAAGTGTAGTGGCAATTTTATACAAGCAACCAGAATTAATATATGAAACAAATTTAAAATTAGATGACTTTAGCAATAATATCTGGAAAGTATATTTTACGATTGCAAATGATTTAATTCAAATAGAAGATAAAAAAATTCTTGATGAAATTACGGTTGGTTTTTATCTTGAAAAACATTCAAAACTAAGTAAGCAATACGAAGAGTATGGTGGTTTTGATACAATATCGAAAGCTGGTTCTTATGTAAAAGTAGAGAATTTTGAAGGCAATGTAAAAGATCTAACAAAATGGAATAAAGTAATTAAGTTAGCTAAATGGGGTTTTCCGATAAAAGATAGATTAAGCGATTATTGTGATATGAAAGCTGAAGATATTTATAATGAGTTTGAAACGTTTATCAACCATACATTTATGGACGTAGAGAGCGAAATAAAAAGTTATGATATATCTGATGGTATTGATGAATTAATAGAAGAATTGGATCAAGGTTTGGCTATTGGGTTACAGTATTATAATATGCCTATTGTAACAAAAGAAACTGGTGGTCAATATATGGGTTCTATTACTCTAGTTGGTGGGCTTAGTAATGTTGGTAAATCTACTTTTGCAAGAACATCTACTATACCAAGCGTAATTAAACATAAGGAACGAATTGTTATTATGTTAAATGAGGATGGAATTAAAAAATGGCAAAGAGAGTTACTTGTATATGTTTGTAATAATATAATTAAATTCGATATACAAAAACATGTAGTAAGAGATGGAAAATATACAAAAGAAGTAAAAGACGCTCTATTTAAAGCTGCACAATGGATTAAAGAGCAGACAGAAAATCATATAATTACAATTATTCCATTCAAGAAATATAGAACTCTTACAGCGATTAAAGTTATAAAAAAGTATGCAAGCATGGGTGTTAAATATTTTCTATTAGACACGTTTAAAATGGATGCTGGTAAAGTATCAGAAAATAGTTGGTTAGAAATGCAACAATCAATGGTTGATATTAACGATGTTATAAAACCAGAGGCAAAAAACTTACATATACTTATTACATTTCAGTTAGGAAAAGGAAGTGTGAAACAAAGATATTATACACAAGATAACATTGGTGTTGCAAAAAATATTATTGATCCTGCATCTACTTGTATTATGATAAGAGATTTATATGAAGATGAATATACTGGCGGAAAAAGAGAGATATATGTTTATAAGTTAGAAGGGAAAAATCAAAGAACAAAAATACCAGTAAAATTAGATAAAGACAAGCATTATCAAATACTATTCATTGTAAAGAATAGGGAGGGTGGTGCTAATCAATATCAGATAGTCGTAGAACATGATATGAGTAGAAACACTATGAAAGAGATAGGAATATGTAATGTTCCAGTTGACTTCTAATAATGCATAATAATAAACAATGGAAAGGATGATATTTACTTGGATGTTGTAAGTTTAAAAGAATACATATACAAAGAAAACAAAATTGAATATATATTAGAACAGATTGGATGTCATTCGATTAAATATCATCCCAATAAAGAATATTTTTCATGTGGAAACATTAGTAATAAAGATGGCGATGGAGATAATATCAATGCCATCAATATTAAAAACAACATGTATTTAAATTGCGTTAATTATACAAGAAAAATACATTTTGATGATAAATCTGATTTGATTACATTAATACAATACAACAAAGATTTATCATTTAAAAAGGCTATGAGATATACACATAATTTATTAGGATTGCAATTTACATATAAAAAAGAAGAAGAAAAGAAAAAGGATGTTTTTGATCCACTTGCAGTATTTAAGAAAGTTAAAAAATACAGAAAGCAAAACAATGTATCAGATATAGAAGTGTTAGATGATGAGATACTAGAAGATTATACACCATGTATTCATGTTAATTGGGTTAAGGAAGGAATTACTCAATATACAGTAAACAAGTTTCAATTAGGATACAGCTTTAGAAGGCAGAGAGTTATAATCCCTGTTAGGTATTGGCTTACTGGTGAGTTAATTGGTATTACTGGAAGAACTATGGTGGAAAATTATGATGAGTTTGATATACCAAAATATTTTGCTATTAAGCCATATACAAAAACTATTAATCTGTATGGATTGTATGAAAACTATGAAACTATTGAAAAAACTGGATATTGTGTAATTCATGAGTCTGAGAAGTCGGTGTTGAAACGTCATAGTTTATTAGATGGTACAGGTGTTGCAGTTGGTTGTCATGACATATCAGACGAACAAGTAAGAATATTGTTGGGGTTAAATATTAGTGAGATAATTATAAGCTTTGATAAAGGTATTGATATAGATTATATAAGACATTGTTGTGAAAAGTTTTATCATTTAAGAAAGGTAAGTTATATATATGATAAGTGGGATTTATTAGAAGACAAAGAAGCTCCTGCCGACAAGCAAAATAAGATATACGAGTTTTTGCTTAAATATAGGACAGTCTATGATGAATTTGAACATAAAGAATATTTAAAATCACTAGAAAGGAAGATTAAATGAGAAAAACATACGAAGAGTTAAATAGTATAAAAGATAAATATGGAGTTGATACACTATGGAGTTGGTCACGATATCATAAATACAAAACATCTCAATATGAATATTTCTTATCATATGTAGCAAATCCAAAAGTAAAGCCAGATAGAGATGATTCAATATATGGTGCTAGTGGAGGATTTGCACACGATATATTAGAGAAGTTTTACAAGGAAGAAATTACATATGATGAATTAGACACTGAATTTGATAATGCTACAATTACATTAGAGGTTGCTGACTTAAAGTTTGATAGAAGCAACGAGGAAAAGAATGATCAAATCAAAGAAAAGTATATGGCTAATTTAAAACATTTCTTCAAGAATCATAATCCTATTACGGTAAAAGTAGATTTAGAAAGATTTATTACAATTAAAGTCGGTAAATATTTATTTCAAGGATATATCGATATAACCAAGAAGGACTTAGATGGTAACTTTATTATTCAGGATTGGAAAACATCTTCAATTTATAAAGGAGAAAAGGCAATTGGAGAGGCAGGACAGCTTATTTTATATGCAGAAGGATTACGACAATTAGGTATTCCACTAGAAAAGATTAAAATATGTTGGAATTTTCTTAAATATGTTAACGTTACGACTGAATTAAAGAATGGTAAAAATAATATTAGACAAATAGAACGATGTAAAATAGGAGAGAGTTTAAAAGCAAACGCTAAAACATGGATAAAATATTTTGGCTATAGCGATGAAGAAATTGACGACTATATTGAATTACTAATCACAACCAATGATATTAAGTGTTTACCTAAAGAAGTGCAAGAAAAATATACTATTGATGATTGTTATGTATTTGTAGATTTAACACAGGACATGATTGATGGATTAAAGGAAGATATTATTAAGACTCTAGACGAAATTTGTGATAACGAAGAACAATATAAAACAACTAAAGATGAATCACTATTCTATGATTCAGATGAAAGTGTAGAAAAACAGAGTTATTATTTTGCTAACTTATGTGGATATTCTGCCAATTTACATAAACCATATAAGAAATACTTAGAAAAATTAGATGCCAAAAAGAATGGAGCAGATATGTTTGGTGGTGTTGGTAGTGATTTAAATGGTAATGAAGTAGATGATTTGGATTGGCTAAATAGTTTATAGGAGGTGGTTGAGTGGATAATAATTATACGGTGTATCATTTACATGACGATACAAGTAATTGTAATGGATACGCAGATTCATGTTCTAATTTTAAAGAGTATATTAAACTTGCAAAAAAGCAAGGAATGAAAGCGATTGCATTTAGTAATCATGGTGGAATATATGATTGGATAAAGAAAAAACAAGAGTGTGATAAAGCAGGAATTAAATATATTCACGGAATAGAGTTATATTTGTGTGGGAGATTAGAGGATGATGATAGAGGTGGACATATTGGTTTATATGCAAAGAATTATAAAGGTGTACTTGAACTAAATGAATTGATTTCATTATCCACATCAAAAGGTGTTTGTGAAGATAATTCTGATAGACACATGTATTATAATCCACGTATTTCGCTTGAAGAATTGATGAATACAAGTGACAACATTATGGTTGTTACAGCTTGTTTAGCTTCGCCATTGAATAAATGGGATAATAATGAAAAAATAAACGATTATAATACAATTGTTGAATGGTTGTCAAAAAACAAACATAGATGTTTTCTTGAAATACAATACCATAATTGTGAAGATCAAATTAGATATAATAATAAGTTGTATAAATTAAGTTTAGAAAAAGGTATACCTTTAATTGCTGGAACAGATACACATTCATCAAGTAAATACAAAGCAGAATGCAGAAAGATATTACAGATATACAAAAAAAGTTTCTATGGTAGTGAAGATGAGTTTGATTTGATATGGAAAACATTTTATGAATTAGTAGAAGCCTTTAGATTACAGAACTCATTAAATGAAGATGTTTTTATGGTGGCAATAGAAAACACAAATGTATTTGCAGATATGGTTGAAGATTTTAAGTTTGATAAAACTTTCAAATATCCAACACTATATGGTGAAAATGTAAGACATAAGTGGATGGATTTAATCTATAAAAAATATGAAGAAAAGAAAAGTAAAAACTGTTTAGATTTAATTAACCATACAGAGAAAGAGTATAAAGAAAAAATTAAAGAAGAATTTAAAGTTATGTGTAAGCTTGGTATGGAAAGCTTTATGATGTTTATGTCTGAGTTACTTGAATGGTGTTCTAATAACAATATTCCTTATGGTTTTGGAAGAGGAAGTGTTGCAGGAAGCACTATTGCTTACATTACTGGAATAACAGATACAGATCCTATTGTGTGGAAAACAGTATTTTCTAGATTTTGTAATGAAGATAGAATATCGCTTGGAGATATTGATGTAGACTTTGCACCAGAAGACAGAGAAAAAGTTTATAAATATATTATCGAAAGATTTACTCCACAAAAAACAGCATATATTGCTGCATTTTCAACATTACAAGATAGAGGATGTATAGATGTATTAGCTGGTGGACTTGGATATAAAGATTTGGGAAAAGTAATGGATATTAAAAACCAATTTGACGAATTATATAATACATATAGTAAAATTATGCAAGAAGAAGTAAATAGCGAAGAATTGGTTGAAAACGGTATATTAGAATCATCTACAATCACTTTTGATAATCATAATATTTATATGACTAGAATTAATAACAAG